GGCCCGCGCCTAAAGCGGCCTCGCCCATGCGCGTGAGCATCCCGGGGCGGGACTCTTCCAACCCCTCGGGTAGCGTGTCCGAAGAAAAGGCCTCGGAGAAAATGCGCGTGCTGGCTCCTCCGCCAACGGGCTCTAAGCCCTCAGGCAAATCCTTGTTTTTGCCTCGAACAATGTCGACAACAAGCCCGGGATTTTTCGGGTTAACTTTTTCGGACATGCGGGCCCCTTACTTTGCTTTTGGTTTAACGCGTGCGGGGGTTTTGCCCATCCACAAGACCTCTGTCCCCGGATCATATTGGTTGAACTCTTTTACGCTGAACACAGCGGGCGGAAGCCCCAAATTATTGTACTGCTGGGAAAGGGCTGAGGCACGTTGCCGTGCATCCGCCTTGTCAGCGGGCGACAGCCCGGAGCCTTCGCGCCCTTGTTCCTCGTACTCTTTGATCATGTCCCGAAGAGTGGAGCCCAACGCAATGAGCTTCGTGCCGTAGGCGTCGGGGTCTAGGGTGGCGTTGGGAATGATGCCGACAACAGGGCGCAAACGCTCTTGTTCCCGCACGCTGCCTTGCGTGCTCTTGAGCAAGGAGTTAACAATTCGCTCGGCCTGTTGCCGGGCCTGCTGGCGTGCCAAAGTGATGTCAGCAGCAGGGTCACCCAGCCCGGGGATGCCCGACACTACGCCTATCGCTGCCGATACTGGTCCGGAAACCTTGAATCGATTGTTCCACAGGGAAATAGGGGCCCCTGCGTCCGTGTCCACCACCGGAGCAGCCTCGGTGCCACCTGCCCCAATGGGCATGCTTAAGGGCACCGTCACGGGAGCTGAGCCAGCAGCGCCAACCGGAGCAGTCGTTACTGGGGCCTCGGTCACAGGAGAAACCGTCCCAGCGGGCAGGCCTTTTCTTGTTTCTATAGCAGTAACCATAAATGGAGGCAGCTGTTTACGCGTCTCTTGGTAGCCGGTTATGGTTTTCTCCACCGGGTCTATGATGGGCATGTAAGTGGGCTGCGTGTAGTTTGTGATGGCTGCCTCAAACTGGCGGTCCTGTTCGGGGGTGGTTTCCCCTCTGGCGTATTCTGGTGCAAATTTCACAAATATACCTAAGGAGCGGCCATCTAAGCCGCTGCCAAAGAGGTTTTCACTTCCCTTGCCCGCGCTCTTGAGCACGTCGGCATAGCCTTTGCGCTGCACTTCCAACAACCTGAGGTTGGACGCCCGGGTGCTCTCGATGTCCTTCTCCGCTGCCTGCAAGCCCAACAGCTTGGTCTGACGCTGCTCTTTGTCGGCAGCCGAGATGTACTGCGCCATCTCGCCGGGCAACGTGCGTACGGCACCGGCCAAGCGGCTAAAGCCCGAGCCGCGAAGCGGGCGACCCGCATCGTCGACGTTGGCCGCGTAGCCAAAGGCCCGTTGTCCGAGAGACAAGAGCATTTGCGCCTGTCGTGAGTCGGTGTTGTCGCCCAGAATGTCTTGGTAGACCTTGGCACGCTCGGCCGCTGCAGTTTGCAGGTTAGGCAATGCGGTAGGCTTGCTTTGCATAGTAGCCAAGAACTGGGCGCGCGCCTTTTCCACCATCTCAGGCGGCACATCAAAACCCAATGAGGACGTCTCACCATCAGGGGTCACGTCGTCCTCATCCGACCCCTCATTAAAAGACGCTTCTTGTCCAGCGGTCACTCCCGTTCTGGTTGATCCCTTACTAAAACGCTGGACGTACCCGCCACGGGCCATCTGGATAGGTGGCTGGTCCGATGGGGGCATGCCGGGTGGCATACTGCCACCAGCGCCGCCGATACCGGCCAACAACGCGGCGATGCCTCCGTCCTGTGCGGGAGGAGGCGCCATGTCTGCCCCGGGCATCATGGGTGGAGCGCCTTCAGGCAGTGGAGGCATGCCGGGTGGTGGCATGCCGGGCATGCCTTCCATCATTGGAGGCTGTGGCCCCTCTGCCATGGGTGCCGATTGGGGCAACGCGCCAATACCGCCACCGCCCTGCTGGGCCAGCACCGGCTGCAGCATGGCCAAGACCGTCTCGGGGGTCTCAGCCGCTGCGGCGTAACCCACCAAGTCGGCCAGCTCGTCGCGCCGCGCATCAATGGAGCGCATGTCGCCACGCAAGTTGTTCATCAAAATCTCGGGCGTGTCAGGGCGACGATCCAGCATTTCCTCAGGACTGCGCTCGTCCTCGTCATCGCCCTCATCGTCCTCGCTCAAAGCATCCAAGAAGCCTTGCATGATGCCGGTGTTCTCGATGTCGATGTCGTCGTTCATCATCATTTTGTTCATATCGTCCTCTTAGAAAAGGCCTGCTTTTTTCGCAGCGGCGGCGGTGGAAAGGCCACCCAATGCAATGCCGGCTGCCTGCTGGAAAGGGCTTGCCGTGGGTGCGCTGACAGCCGCTGTGGACATCTGCGTGGACGGTGCGCCCTTGTAGATGTCCGACAAGAAGGCTGCCTGCTGATACGGCGCATAAATCTTCTGCATCTCCGTGGCGCGCTGTGCGTCCAAGGCCTGCTGGTTGAACGCCTGCTGCGCCTGCCCCGTGTTGTACAAAAAGTTGATGTCGCCCTGCTGCAGTGCCTGTGCGGTCTGGCCCAGCGCGCCTTGCTGCACGCCCAACTGACCAAGCTGGCCGGCCAACGCGCCAAGGCCCTGTGCTGTCTGCTGGCCAATGCCAAACTGCTGGCCCGCCAACTGGCCGATGCCTTGGCCCAGCTGCTGCAGCTGCTGCCCTTGCTGGCCGTAGATGCCGGCAGTGGTTTGAGCGGCTTGGTTGCGCGCCTGCGCCTCTTGGAGCGCCAAGTTGGCAATGTTTTGGTTGATGGCCGCCTCTTGGCCCGCCAGTGCGCCGCCCTGAGAAGCCAAGTTACCGTACTGCTGCGATGCTTGCAGGAACTGGCCCGCTGCGCCTTGGCCCAGCTGCGCTTGCTGCGCGGCTTGTTGGCCAATGGTGGTGCCGGCTTGTAGCCCCAACTGCGCCTGTTGTGTGCCCAGTTGGCCAATGCCTTGGCCGGCCTGCATCTGGCGCTGTTGCTGCTGCTCAAAGGCGGCCAACGCCTGCGCTTGTGACTGGCTAAAGCCCTGCGACAAGAGGTTGGCGATCGTACCGGCTTTTTGATCCATCAAGTTGCGCTGCATTTCAGCGCGCTGTACGCCTTCGCGTTCGCCACCAAATGCACCCGAGCGCACCGCTTGCGCTGACAGGCCCTGCTGCGCGATGGCACCTTGGCGGTCCATCTGACGCATGGTCTCGTCAATGACCTGCTGGCGATAGGGGTCCATAAAGCTCTGTGCGGAACGCGGGTCAAAGCCCTGTGCAGCGCCTGCGATCGTGCCCAAGCCGGCTTGGAGCGCGCCCGTGCCCATACCCAAGCCGCCTTGGATCAAGGCCTGCGAGCGGTCAAAGTCTGCTTGGCTGGATAAGGCTGCCAAGCCTTGGCCCGTGGACAGCGCTCCGAGGCCTCCTGTGAGGCCCTGGCGAGCCGCACCAAACTGACCAGTGGTGTCGGACATGGCCGCGCGCCGCGCAGCTTCGTCTACGGCACCAATGCCTTGGCCAATCTGCCCGATGCCCGAGGTGATGTTGCCGGCAGCTTGGCCAGCTTGTTGCATGGCGGCTTGGGCGTCGGTAAACTGGTTGCGGGTGTCCGCGCCGCGAAGAACGTCGGCCGCCTCACCGGTGGTGGTGTAAGCGGAGCCCAGTGCCTGATTGGCAGCGGTCATGTACGGCGTGAACGAGCCCACGCCCAAATTCGAGGCCGCTTGCATGGCCGCTGTTTGGGCCGGGGTAAAGCCGGCTACCTGAAAGTCAGGCAGCTGCTGCGACAGGGGTTGCCTGCCGGTGTTAAACGCAAGTTTTTGTGCCTCTTGCAGCAGCCTGAGCTTGTACGCTTCAATCTCCGGGGCTTCCCGGACAATTTGTTGGGTAGTTTCGGTTGCCATTTATTTCCCCTTGACCGGGCCGCCTTCGAGCATTTTCATGAGCTTGTACATGCGCGCCGCACCTTTGCGACGACTTCCTTTGCCGGCATTACGCACGGCCTTGGCGGTAAACACAAACTCCCCGTCTGAAAGCATAGCCGGAATGTCATCTGAGGTTCCGGTGCCGGGGCCGTTGATGGGCCCTGTCTTGCGTGGGAACTGCGTGCGGTTCATCTCGCCGCCCTTGGCACGGTAGATCAAGGGCACGCCATACATGCCTGCCACGTTATAGGGCTGTGCCACACCACCGGGCGAGTTGGTGATTCCGCCGCCCATGTAAACGGGAGCAACCCCGCCGAGCGGGATGGCGGGACCAAAGCTGGTGGGCGGTACCACGCTGCTGGGGGGTGACTTAGGGCGTCGGTAGCTGGAATCCAAGCCGCCTTGGAACTCCATCGGGTTGTCCCGGATGTAGTCTTTACCGGTGTACTCTTTGTCAAACAAGGGCTCCTCTTCGCCGGGCTTCTGCTTGAACGCACCAAGGGCAGCGGCCCCCAATGTGCCGACGGCGGCCAACGGGGCGTATTTGCGGAAAAAGCCGGCGTCCGAGGGCAGGCCGGCTCGGCTGGGGGAGAGGTACGTGTCGTACAGGTCTTTCCCCACGTTAATAGGCTCCTGCACAAACTGGCGAGCGGTGTCAATTGGACCGGTCATGCCCAGACTGCCCCGTTCAATCTGAATGTTGGTGGGGGACGGTCCGAGGCTTGGGGAAACGGAAGCTGGGTCGATGCCGATGCTGCGGTAAAGCTCGTCTTGATAAGTAGGGTCAAACTGCACAGCCGCGTTTCGAGGAGCTGCAGCCACCACGTCCTGAGCGGTTCCGATGGCGTTGGCAGGGCCTACCGCTTCGACACCGGCGGGGGCGCTCGCGCTCGGAGCAGCGGCAGGGGGAGCGCCTGCGGCGTCAAAGTCGGCACGGAACTGGGCGTCCTTTGCCGGGGTGGCTCGCGCATTGTCTATGCCTTGCATAGCAGCGGCTGAAAGACCCGAAGTCAGGCCCATCCGCAGGGCCTCATTGGTGCTCATGCCACTGAGCTTGCCAATACCGGCACCAATGACGCCGGTGGCTAATCCAGTGTTCAGGGCACTTCCTGCTGCCCCCGGCAAGAAACTTCCAACGGACGACACGGGGTTGTAGCCCATGACCGTGCCGCCCCCGCCGATGTAGCCCATGGCACCGGCCACCAAGGCCTGCTTGACAGTACCGCCACCTGCCAAGGTAACGCCAGCGCTGGCCACACCAGCGGCGGTGCCCATCGATAAGCCCACGCCTGCTGGGCCGAGGGCCACGGCCAAGCCCACAGTCAGGATGATTTTCCCGACAGGACTGGCGGCAACCTTCTTGACTGCGTTGCCGACCGACTTGACGGCTTCTTTGACGCCCTTGAAGAACTTCTTGAAGAATTCTGGCAAGCCCGTGACGGGGTTGATCGTGCCAGAGCCACCACGTGAGTACAGCAGCTGGGCTTCTTCTGGCGTGATGTGCGCCAACATACTGTCGCCGTTTCGGCCCTGTGAGGCCAAGTAAGACGCCACGTCTGCCAAGCCACCTTCGGCCATGGCCATTGGAGCCATACCGCCCATGCCAGCCATGGGGTCCATGTCCTGCATCGGGGCTTGCGCGCCTTGGCCCTGCATGATTTGAAGCTCGTTCAAGGCGGCCAACATGGCACCCAAGAACTCCGGATCGTAGTCTTCAGGGAGGTCCTCTGCGTCAACAACGTCCTGATCAATCAGCTGTTGGCGCAGTGTGGGGTACTCGGCAGGGCGCTGGGACAGATACTCAAAGAGCTCGATCATGGTGGCCAGCTCAGAAGGCGAGAGCTCAATGCCGGCCAAGTTCTGGCGCAGCGACTCGGTGAGCGCGGCCAAGCCTTCGGGGTCGGTCATGCCCATCGCAGTTTGAGCGGCGTCGTACGCCTGCATGCTGGTCACGCTCGGTTGGGCCTCTTGCCCCTGCATGGCTGATCCCTGTGGGAGAGCCATGATGCCTTCTTCATCCATGATAGTCCTTTCCAGTTTTTGCCAGTAGCTCAGTTGAGAGCCGCGCGCCGGGAAAGGACGCGATGATGGCTGAAATTATCCAACAAAAAGCCTTGTTTTGTCCACTCATTACGACCTGTCCGTCTCTAAGTAGGACAGATAAAAGTCAACTGTGGCCACGGTCGACGTGACTTTAAGCACGTCGCCCGTCTCCAAGATGCACGGCACGCCACTGAAAGCGTCCATGGTCTGGCCCGTGGGCAGCGAATAGCTCTTGAGCAAGGCGAAGGCCGTGGCCCCGCCGCTGGGGTAGACGTTCACCGACAGTGCGGCCGGGGAGGCGTTGCGGTTGGTCACCCGCAGCGAGGACACCACCGCTGTGTTGGCCTCAGGCACCGTGTAGATGGTCGTCTCCGTGGTCGCTGCCGGGGTCAGGTGCTTGCGCAGGTACTTGTTTGCCATGGTCAGCCCGCTGAAACAAAGTTGATGGTGAGGATCACCGAGGGAATCTCAGGCCGTGTGGGACTCACGCCGGCGGCGTAGTGCTCCAAGTACACGTCGACGTTGTCTGCCCACCATGCGATTTGCAGGTAATTTACGGCAGGGTCTGTGACGGTGAAGATGCCCGTGATGGCCGGCACAATGTGCGACCAAACACTTGCGCTTTTGCGTGCCGGTATGTCAAACCGGGTGTTGCTCAGCGGGTAGTTTACGCCCGTGTCCTTGGCCCATATCTCAAACTCCGCTGCCGTGTTGCTGCGGTTGGTCACCTGCAGTGTGAACGTCACCAAGTACTGCCCCGAGCAGGGCACATAAATCTTGCTGTTGTCCACCACCCGAATACCGTTGCTCAGTGCCACGGTGTTGTAGGTCAGGATGTTCTCGCTGGTGATGCCCGCACTGGTCTGGTCCACGTTGGAGATCAGCATGGCATGCGGCTGCAGCATGCCGTTGGAGAGCTGAAAGCCTCGAATGCCCCCCGCAAAGCCGCCCGCTGCACCGCTGCCAGCGCTCATCCAAGTGGCCGCAGCAGCGGTGTCTTGGCTGATAACAGGGGTGTAGGTGTTGTTGAGCTGGAAGATGACCTGCTCGAGCGAACGCACCAGCTGGTTGAACTGCTGCGGGTCGTAGCCCGACGGAGACGCGTTGGGCAGGCGGACGTTGGTGATCTTGCTCATCTAAAGCCGTCAGGTTGGATGTCCACGCGCATCGTGCCAAAGCGCCACCGGCTTCCCAGCTCGTCGCTCTCAATGCGCAATTGAATCTGTCGGCCCCGTGCCCGCGTGTCCACCTTGTCCGTGGTCGGCGTGATGATGTACGGGTCCAAGGAACTGGGCGTCGCACTTGTTTGCGGGTACAGGCGCAGCAGTAAGCGCACCGTCAGGTCCCCTACTTGATTCTTAAAGTCAGGAATAAAGCGGCGCATAAACAGCACCTGATCCCCGTCCCCGATGTCAAAGTAGCCCGAGTAGATGTACGCGGGCAGCGGCAGGCCGTTGGCGTCCACACCGGTCTCTTGGTTGTACAAGTGGCTGCGTCCCGGTGTGAGGCCGTAGATTGTGGTAATCGTGGCCTCTGTGTCCAAGGGCAGGTACTCCGTAGCAATGGGCCGATCAAACGTGCCAGTATCGTGCCACGCGGTGCGCGCCATGGTGCCAATGGACCAGACGTTTTCCAAGTAGTTGTAGGTCACGTAGCGGTTGATGCGATCGCTGTTCAGCGTCGGGTAGTACCACGTGACTTCGTTGAACTGCGTGTTGATGCCCACGTTAACCAAGGAAGCCTGCGCGATGTTCAGGTCCTCAAAAACAAAGTCCTGCACGGAACAGGCCAGCTTCTTGACCGTACCGTCAAACACGAAAAACGCGTCCTTGCTCATCCAGTACGCCACGCCGTTGACGTCAGCCGATGCGTGCGGGCCAATGATGCT